ATTTAATAAATGCCTTTATTTTAGCAACCGCTGTAGCAGCGGGTGTGAATTTTGGTTGTTGCTGAAGTGCTAATTGGATATCTTTATTTAATTGTTCAACATCCGCTTTTGACTTAGCTATTTCTTCAGGTGATTTTGGTTTACCCTTAGCTTTAGACGTGTCAAAAAATCTACGTTTTATTTCTTGAGGATCAAAGCTTTTATCAGCGTCTTTTGGATCGTTATTTATAATAACTAAGTTATCACCAAATGCTTTAGCGTATATTTCGTCATTATAATTAATGTCTCTCCATGTTCTTAAAACAATACCTGGCATTAATGAGCGGTCTCTATTAGCGTTACGTTCAAGTGATGTAATAGGTGAAACCCATATCATTACCATCATTGTTTCATAACCTAAAGCTTCTAATTCTGCCTTTTTCTTAAGTAATGGCTTAGAAGCAGCACCAGTTCCATCAATAATAATGTCGTGTAAATTTTCAAGCGCATTAGCGTATTTTTCTTTAGTCACTTTTTGAGCCTGTCCCATTAATTTAGCGGCTTGCGACAATTGATCGGCGTCAAAATCTTTTTGTTTCATGCCTAATCCAGAAGCCTTAAGTAATTCTTCATAAGTGTCGTCGACATTTATGATATGAAATTTAGATAATGGTAATGATTTAGCTATAAACGACTTACCAGCCCCCGCAGGGCCTGCTAAAAATATCGCTTGAGGTGTATTACTTGTTTCCTTTATTCTAATTTTCATGTTACCAATAAATATTAACTATCCTTTTTTGGGCGTCCACGTTTACCGCCAGTCTTAACATAAACTGTTGATTTCTTAAGTGTTGGGTCCATTTTTGGGCGACCTCTTTTACCTCCTGTTTTAACATATACTACAGGTGTTTTCTTAAGTGTTGGATCCATTTTAGGACGACCACGTTTACCTGTACCTTTACTTGTACGTATTTTTTCAGCTTTAGCTTTACGTTTAAAGTATTTAGGATGTACTATTAACGAATCTAAATGAAACGCTCTTATAGCACCATTTGCCTCAACACATTCATAACCACCATCACTCCATCCTTTTTCACCTATCTCATGTTTTTTACGATAGTAAAATGTTGTATCAGGATTACTTTCGTAATACATTGCTGGTAATACTTCAATGCCTTCTTTAAATTCTAGGAAATGTTGTTCATTAACGTCCACAACATATGCTTTACGCGGGACAATTTTGGCTTCTACTTCAATTAATTTCATAGACTTTATTTAATAACGGTTACAAGATGTTTAATAAATTTCTCAATTTTAGTTTCGTCAGCTTTTACAGCTTTACTCGCCCAATTTAATGTACAAGTTGATTGTTGTGAGCGACTATATTCAATTGAATTATCAATATTATTTTCATCATATTTGATAAATGTTACTCTACCACCTTCACCATGGTCATCAACCATGTAACCTAAAGATTCAGCAAATTCAAACACAGCCTTATTAATGGCCTTTCTAATTTCAGACTTATTCATAACTTTTATTTTTATTATATATTAAATATAGTGAATTAATTGCGGTCAATCAATTCTGTACGACATATATCATACTCTTTTGTGTTATTTCTCCATATTAAACTTTGAAATAATTCAGCATTTTCTTTACTATCAAATGTTCGTTGATAATCTACAACTATTTGATCACATCCTAAATCCCAACCAAAACTTACTACGTATTTCATAACTTTTATTTCTTATTATATAATAAATTTAACGTAAGAACCGCGGTCAATCAATCTTAATAACCACGTTCCATTTCAAATTGACGTTTTTCGTGGTCAACTTCACTATATACGTCTAAATTTAGATACGTATTATTCCATGTATTATGAAATAAGAACTCCTTAACCCATTCTGGATTAGTTGAGTTTATAATATCGCGTTCCTCCGCTGTTAACACTTCTTTACTCATTAATTGTGCGTTCATATCTTTCACTTTTTATTATATAATAAAGATATGTCGGGAGTCGCGGTCAGTCTAGTCTCCGATTTTAACGGATATAGGTAAAGTTTCTGTACTTGGTTTAGCGTCTGGATTTTCTAATTTATAGATATCGTATATTTTAAGGAACATGGAAAAATTAGTGTCAATATCTTCTATAACTTTTAATTCCCATCCTTTACCTTGTACTTTATCTTTTTTCTCACCACGTGTATTAGCTTTTAACCATAAAATAGCTATTCCTTCTACATGTTCGTTATGAGTTTCATTCCATGCTTTAGCATAAGCGGCTAATTGTAGATTATATGATGTATGAACTGAATTAGATGTTTTGATATCTATTAACCATAATTTACCATCAATACGACAAATAATATCTGTAGTACCAGCATATTGATGTTCGTCAGAAAATAAATGATATTCTGTAGCTACTAATTCTGGATTTGTTTGTTTCCAAAAATCAGCGAATTTTAAAATCATTTTCCATACATCAAGTGAAAAATTTACTTTTCCATCTTCATTCATCCATGTTACTTCTTTACCTAACATAAGATCTTCACACGCATTATGTACTTGAGTACCTTCAGCAGCTGCTTTAGCGGCTATAATATCTGAGTTATGTCCTACATCCTTTAACCATGAATGAAAGTATTGGTTTTTAGGGAAATAATTTAATATACTAGTGATAGATGGATAATATTTACCATCTCGTCTGTAAAAACGTTGATCTAATACATTTACTTGTTTGTTATCTTGACTGTATTCAACAATTCTTTTAATTTTAGGATCGTGAATAATGTTTGAGTGTTTATCTATACTCATGCTAGTTCTATTTTTTTATAAATTAGCTGTCCGAGAGTTAATTGCTCAGCTTCATGAACTAATTTGGTGAATTTTTCAAATCCCATTTCTGATGGATCTTTATCTTTTAAATCAACTAAGTAAACGTCTTTACCTAAGTTGAGTAATTCTTCTGCATATTTTAGAGCATCTTTTAAGGCGTCCCTATCTAAAGACACGTATACTGTTTTAACATTGTTTTGAACTAGTTTCATCATTAATGCTTTAGGTATTGTTTTACCTAATAATGGTACTGCATTACGTTTAATAGCAATAGCATCAAATATACCTTCACATAATATTACAGGTACATCCCAATTAATAAAATATTCTAATCCTATAAGTTCATTTTTATTGCATTTAGGTGCGTCATATTTTTTCTTAGAGTCAGGATTAATATCTCTGGCTATAAAATAATTTATCTCACCGTTAGCATCATATGATGGTATAATAATTCTGTTTGCATATCTGCCTTCTTCACAATAACCTATATTATACTTCAATATATCCGCCTTATTGATTCCTCGTTTTTTTAAATACATTAAAGCGTGTTTAGCGGCGATATCAGTACGTGATAGATTAACTAATGGTTTATATTCTTTAGGTAATTCAACTTTTGTTTTATCAGAAGTAGTTTCTTCCTTTTTAGTAAAACCAAGTATTGATCTTAACTCGGATATTTTATCAGGAGCTGTTTTTATTTTCTTAAATAAACCTACTAATGTTTTACCTTTAGCATTACACACCCAACAATGCCATGGGTTTTCTCCTTTTAGGTTAGGAACCATGTTCACTTCTAGTTTCGGTTTATGATGATTACAAAAAGGACATTTGTAAGCGTAGTTGTTACTACTTGTTTCTTTTCCTTTTCCTAATACACTGTTTACCGTATGTAGTAAGGCTGCATTGATCATAACCAGTAATATAACATCTTATTTTTGAGTAACAAAATCTCTTCTATAAAATTTACCTAATATATTGTCATTATATGAGTTATCATCGAATAAAGCATTAGAACGTATCTGAGCTTCTAGTTCGTAGTATGTGAGTTGTTTTTTATTATTTGCGAAAGTAAGTATTTCACGTTCGAATTTATCTTCACCTAGTCGTTTAACATCGGCTAATAATTCTTTAGATGAACCCCAATATGATTGCCAACCACTATCTACCTTATCTACTCGAGTAGTAGCTTTACGGCCAGGTCCTGTCTGTTCAGCGAGTTCTTTTTTAGTAAGTTTCTTTTTCTTATTATGAAAGAATGCTTTTTTACCAATATAATACTTACCTGTTTCTAGGTTAGTTATTTTATAGATAAACCCATAATAATCAGTTGTGAAATCCTCAGCGATAGCTATTTTAATACCATCGTCATTGTATAACCAATTTGACATAACGTTTTATTTTATTTTTAACATACTGATCCACCACTGTTACCTGAATATCCAATAGCGTAATTACCAACAGCGTTACCATTTACACTTACAATTGTTACTGATGTAGATCCAGCACTTGAGTATTGAACATTATTAGCAACAGCTTCAGTGTATATTGTAGAGTTAGCTGTATTAAAACTAAAAGTGATTGGAGTATGTAAATTCCAACTTATAGCTGTACCTACAGGAACACAAGCAGATGATGTTAAGTTTGAAGTAGCATTATTATGAATGTTTATATCAGCTCTAGCGCTGTAGTTAACAGCATTACCACCATATCCGCTATAAGCAGCTTCTAATATAACTGTATCTCCTGTTACAAAACTACCACTTAAAGTATATGTTGAGTTAATTCCACTTCCGCCTGTTAATGTGATATAATATTGAGGAGATGGTGTAGGGGTAGAAGATGAAGGTGATGGTGCTGGTGCACTATTACTTAAACTAACACTTGGAGTGTTAGAAGGAGTATTACTTGGTGTGTTAGATGGAGTATTACTTGGTGTAACACTTGGAGTAACACTAGGTGTATTACTTGGAGATAAACTTGGAGTACTAGAAATACTAGTCGATGGAGTAACTGATGGGGATGGATATGGAGTTCTTGATGGTGATGGAGTAGGTGTAAAATAAGGTTTTTCTACCCATTGAGTATCAAATTTCATTAAGAATGTCATATCTGTATTAGCAGCTACAGGCATAGGAGCCGCCATTTTACCAACAGCTAATAATTCTTGCTCATCATTATATAATCCTATTGTTGAAACGTAAGGTGAAAATTCTGATCCAGTAACAAAATCTTTTAATATTCCAAAATATTTAGATCCTGTTACTTCATAAAAAGTTTGACTACCTGTATATGAACCACTTGTGTAAGTATAAGGTAAAAGAGTGGCTTGAGACCCTGATAATAATGTAGGGTTGTAACTTAAATTAAATTCATAGTCTTTTATTGTACATTTAATAAAGTTCTCATAAACAACATGGTTGTTTTTAAATTTAACTCTTGTAAGGTTTATATCTACGTTTCTTAAGTTCATTTTATTTTATTAACATACTATACCACATAATGAAGGACAATTCTTAGTACCAGATCCATATATATTTGTTATTAAAGATGGAGTTTGAGGAGTTGTTCCCCAAACAACAAGTATATAACAGTTATTATGATCAAAGAAATATCTACTAGCATCAACAGATATAGCTGTTGGGTTCGCAATAGTAAATGTTTCAATATAAGTACAATATCCATTAACACAATCATACCTATCAGCTTCATAATAATAATAAGTATTTGGTGTAGAAGCACTAGGTGTTGGTGAAGGTGTTTTACTAGGTGTATTAGACGGAGTATTACTTGGTGTTGGTGTATTACTTGGACTATTACTTAATGATACTGGTGGTGTAGGACTTGGAGTATTACTTGGAGTATTACTTGGAGTATTACTAGGTGAAGGGCTTGGAGTATTACTATTACTTATTGAAGGAGATGGAGACGGAGATGCACTTGGTAAAGGACATGATCCTGTACTTTCAAAAGGTGCTATATAATCAGGATCACCAACACTATTAGATTTACTAACGCCAGTGGCGATATCATTATCTAAATAATATTTTTCTAAATTTGTGTATGCCTGATATCCGTTATTCATTTCCTATAAATATTTTATGCTATACAATCAAATGGATTATATGTTATTCCACTAAATGTTCCTACTTGGTAACATGGTGTTAAATCTCCATCATTCAAATATCCACTTCCTGGGGTACCATCACAGTTTGTCCAATAATAAAGGCCACTTCCTTGTACATTACCTTGGCGACAATAAACTGTTGCTGAAGGAGATGGAGGAGGTGATGCCGGAATAGAAGTGGATGGAGTTGGTGAAGGTGGAATACATCCTACAGAACCAGGTGTAAGAGTAGCTCCGTCACCAGCACTTGCTTGACAGAAGTCTATTTGTGTCCATGCAGTTGGAGAACCATCTACAGCGCATATATAATCTCCTGAATTAATAGCTGTACAATCTACACTATTTCCTGAACAGTCAGTATAAGTAGCATACACAGTAAATGCATTATCATTAGTATATGTACGACATGAATATGGAGTTGATGTAGATGGTGTAGGTGTGTTACTTGGAGTACTACTTGGAGTATTACTTGGTGTTGGAGTAACACTAGGTGTTACACTAGGTGTATTACTTGGTGTATTACTTGGGCTAGTTCCTATACTATTACTTGGTGTGTTACTTGGTGTGTTAGACGGAGTATTACTTGGGGTATTAGATGGAGTAGGTGTATTACTCAAACTATTACTTGGGGTATTACTTGGGGTGTTACTTGGAGTGTTACTAGGTGTAGGTGTATTACTTGGTGTATTTGAAGGAGTTGGTGATGGAGAAATTTGAATACAATAAGGATCAGCTCCTCTCCATGCTGTAGCTCTTATACTATCAGGAATAATAGTCATAATAGCAACATTTTGCTCGTAAAATACATTTCCAACTTGAGAACCATATGTTAATACAGTTCCGATAGAAGATGACACATTACTACCACTATAAAATAAATTATAGTTTCCATCGTCATATATTTTAAATTGACTAGAACCTGTAGCAAAATATGCTTCAAATGTTGTCGGTAATATCTTTTCACTAGTTAATGTTTTAGGTACGTTTATAACGTAAATAAAAGCACCAGCACCAGTTGGAAAAAATTTTACAGTATCTTGGTTACCTAATTCAATATGTCCTCTATAATAAGAAGAAGTTGTTAATGTACCATCATTAAGTAAAGTATTTCTTTTTGATGATATATCAATGTATCTAGGTAAAAAACTAGGATAATAAGTCATATTGATAGAGTCGTAAACTAATCTATCATATTGACCATTAGAAATATATTCTGAATTTGGATTGAATATAGATCCACTTTTATTAACTCCTATATTAACAGTTATTCTATTAGCAGCAAAAGACTCTGAGGGAATATCCCAGCTTTTATTTGCTGTATAAGGTACTACAAAAGTATCAGATACACTAAGTCTTTTATACACATTTGCTGACATGGGCGTAACATTAGAAGTCTAATTTAACTCTTAATAATAATTCTTTAGTAAAGTCTTTTACTAATGGTTTATTTAATTTAGCTACTGCTAATAAATCACCTGTATTATTATATAAACCTACTGTTGTAATAAATGTTTGAGGGTTATATACTAACTGAGTGTAAAGTAAATTACCGTTTGAATCAATTACTGTTGGGTTTGTTGTATAGTTAAATTGACTGTTTTTAACACGAGTGAAAAAATAGCGTGATGAAATTGTTTCATAGCTTTGTAAGCTAAATGTTGGAGCAGTAGGTATATTAGCAATCATATCATACACCATTCTATTATTAATGTTATATGAAGAGATAGCTGCAAAGAATGTAGCTGCTTGAGATGAACTATATTCATTAAATACAGCACCTACACCACCTAACGCACCTGCTGGTAAAGCTAATGCTCTTGGGTTTAATATAATTAAACCTTCATCAGGAAGAAGCATACCATAAGATCCACTAACTGTATAGTTAGAAGAAGATGGAGTTGTTAAACCTGTGTTGCCATTATAAGAACCACTTAATAATTGATAAACACGAGATGTACCAATATAAGTTGAAGTTGTTGTTACTGAAGAATCATCTACTAAACCAATTTGGTTAGAACCACTTTTTACAGTTAAATAAAAAGATCCTGGGTTGAATGATTCTTTAAAACGAGATCTAGCTACAGATATAACAATAATATCTTTAGAACCAGATATAGTAGTTGAGCCAAAAGTAAATGATGAATTCTCATCACCGAATATTAATGATCTAAATTGACCATAAACATCTCTAGTTGGAGTTTTATCAGGTACTAAGGCATTAAAATAAGCTGAACCTGAACCAGCAACGTGACCATAAGCTATTGAAAACTGAGTTTCAGCAGATTGGGTAGTAACAGGATTAGCGGCGTACACATTAAGGAAGAATTTTCCTTGACTTGTAGCTTGTTCTTGGTTTGACCAACTATAAAAAGTAGTTAACTGAGTGACATTATTAGTCCACATAGGGGATACTATAGCATCTGAGCTAAGTACTTGGTCATCACTTGCGTATGTTCCGAAAGACATATTTTAATTAGGTTTTAATTAATGTTAAAGGTATAGTAAATCTAGCACCACTATCTCTACCCATTACTGTTATAGTAGTGGATATTGAAGCACCAGCTACAGCACTTGTTGGGAATAAAGTATTAATTGTTGTTGCTATTAAACTAAATGAAGTACCAACTTGAGTAACTGATAAACTAGCGCCACTTGAATTTGGAGTTGGAGCTGTAATGTTTAATCCTGTTGTATCAATACCAGTACCAGCGAATGTACTTAAAAATCTTGAATCTCCCACAGTCATTAAATAACCTGATGGTTCAAATGTTGATACAGCGCCTAAATAATTTAATGTTTGAGGTGTAATATTAACAGCACCTGCTTGACGTAATGAAACAGCTGTATATCCTAAGTTTAATACAGGTAATTTACTTGTACCACGGTTAAGTGTAACTAGTTTATACTTCATGATTTGTGTTTCATCCACAAACGCTTCTAATAAAGGCATAGATTCAATTGCTTCACCGAAGAAAGCAGATCCAGATGGGTGATTTGGATTATATAAAGTATAATCAATTTCATCATCTGCTAATGCAAATTGTGTAATTTGGAAAGACCCGTCATTACGAGCTAACAATTCACGACCTTTCTTTGTTAGGACCGCGTCAATTGTTACATATTGGTTATTTAAATACGCCATTTGTTAATGTTGTTTTATATAAATATATTATTGTTTAAGAACTGTACTGAATATCTTGCTCTTTAATTCACTTACTATGTTTCCTATATTTTGATCTATATCGGAACGTAAGTCAACATTTTTAGCAATACCAGCTGATGTTTGACCTAATTTTTTCTCATGATCAATGATAATATTTGTTTCATCAATTATTTTTCTTGAGAACACATATCTATCAATTTTATAAGGAGTACCACTAGCTGTTACTTCATTTTGTACCTCTCTATCTAATTTAAATGCTATAACAGAACCTGTAGTATATGCTTCAATAATAGTATATTCATTCTGCGGTTTAAATCTTAATGTAGGTATATTAGTTTGTTCTTTATCAAAACGAACAAGATCTCCTGGGTTTAAAGCAAATTGATAATCAAGAGGGAGATATGAATTGTATTCTTTTAAGGTTATATCAACACTAGGATTATTTGTTGGTACACTACCTGACATGAAAAATCCATTAGTATAATATTCAGACATCATTACTGAGCAAGATACTATACGTTTATCAGATGAGTTTACTGTCAATTGAGGAGAAACATCTGTTCTATAATATATAGTTCCTGGGTCGATTCCATTAGTTGGGACTACATTATAAGGAGTAACGCTACCAAAACTATGAATACCACTTCTATCATATCTAAAATGAGCTTCATAATTAGGAGCTCCATTTGGTTTTAAAGCAGGTATTGTTACATCTTTTAATACATGTCCTCCATTAAGTATACCTGATAGATCAATATATGTTGTAACTGTAACGTCGAAAGGCATAGGATTTGTTGCTGGTGCTCCGCTTGGATAATATTCAACATCAAATTCAATGTTTGATGTTGTACTCCAACCCCATGACATGTATGTACGTACGTTTTTAATTCTAAAATTAGCTGGATTTAAATAAGCTGATGTAGAACTACCTTGTGGTATTGAGTATCCTTGTCCAAAGCTTCCACTATTTACTTTCCATAATGTAGGATAATATTTAACACCACTAGCAAATATTGGTTGGTTACCATCTAATGATTTTTGATTAGAAGGACTTTGATTATCAAATAAAGATACGTTTACTGTTTCTTGTGGTTTGAATATACTTTGAACTCTATATAGATCATAATGCTGACTATCAGTTATAGTATCATAATTACGTTGGAATAGTTCATTTAAAGAACCACTTTCATCAATTAAGTACTTTAAATATAAATTAGTTCTTTCAGGAGCTGCTATTAATTGAGAACCTGTAGCTACCGCCTCTGAAAAATAACCAAAATAAACTGAGTTGTCATCCATAGCAGCTGATTTACCTAATGGTCTGTTTATACCAAATCCTTTATCATCAACATTATAGAAATTAAAATTATTACTTGTTGTTCTAGAACCAAAATATCTTGGTCTAATATGACGAGTATAGTCATAAGTAAAATCTTGAATAGCATATGGCTCAAGAACTTCAACTAATTTACTTCCACTATTAATCCAATTTATTTTTTGTCTTATAGTTGATATATAAGATGAAGTATTAACATTGTTAAATAGAGGATTATATGAGTAGTTCCAAATTGAACTTGAAACTGAACTTGTATTATTTAAGTCAAAACGATTATAAGGATTTTTATTTCCTGATATGAATATTTTATGATAATCAATAGATGAACTTGGTAATATTCCTGTAAAGAAATCTCTAGCATCTGATGTTACTGTTACATCACCAAGTGCTCCTTTATATGTTATTGGATATACAGATTGGCTATAATTACCTCCATTACTAGCACTTACAAAAGCTGTATCAATTGAAGCAGTTACATCAAAATAAGTAAACATAGGTTCACTTCTGTATATAACAGGTCTTTCAAGTAAATGTGGCTTAATAACAACACCAGTTGAAGTGTTAGTTCTAGCTGGAGTGAAGTCTTTAAGTGTTCTAAATAATGAGTTATGGAAAAATTCAATTAAACGAATATAGTCTTTATAATTATACTTATTAGTAAACTTTTTAAAGAATTCATTCTGTATTGGTTGTAATTCATAATATGATCCTGTAGCAGGATTACCAATAATATCATCTATATTATATGATGAACCTAATTGAGCTATAATAGCTCTGTCAATTTCATCTTGAGGAGATAAACTAGCATCAAGTAAATGAATATCTTTTGTTGTAGGGATTAAATCAGGTACTTGAATACTCTTAACAGCACTTAATGTTGTACCATAAACACTTCCGCTTACTATTCTAATTTTATCGTTAACAGGATTAGCATATCCTGAATTTGCCACATCAGCATAATATATTTCTGTAAAAGAATTATAATTATTTTTATTAGGGAAATTACTAAATGAAGCTGTCCAAGCTTGAATCTTTTGATCAGGCGCTACTGAAGCAACTGAAGCAGTTAGACTATGATTATAAGTGTATAAATTATTTCCTAATGGCCATCTAGCAACTAAATCTGAATATGAAGAAGTATAATAATTACCTTCAATTGATTCAGGATTTAAAACATGAGAATCAAATACTGATTCAGATATATAATTAGACCATAATCTAATTTCTTGTAATGAACCTGAGAATGGATTAGATCCACTTCCAAATGTTATAGCTCCTTGAGTGTACCATAATGAGTTAGAAGTAGCAGTTGCAGTTGTTAAACTAGCACTTGCTACGTGTCCTATTTCTCCCCAAACATTATTTTTAATATAAACATCATATGTTTGAGAAGTAGTTGTTTGTCCTATTCTTAAGTCAGGTGTTCTTCTTTGTACTAATACATCATACCAACTATTTTCATTATCTGATCCTGTTGTAAACACAGGTACAGTAGATGAAGTAACTGTTGTTGTACCTAAGTTAAATTGTAAATAACCAAAATCTCCTATGGTTCCGCTATAAATAGAATTATTAGATCCTGTGTTTGTATATAATACATTAAGGGATAAATTAGAACCACTATAAAATAATGATTGAGTAGTAGAATAAGATGGAGATGCTTTAAATCTAAATTCAATACCATTAGGTACTATATCTGTATAAGTTGTTCTAGCTTTACTTTGAGATGTATAATTCCAAGGTATACTTATTTTATTTGAACCAGATGATTGTAACGCATAAGTAAATTTATTGTACTCATACTCAAATGAAGATGTTAATTTATCTACTCCACCATACTCAGTATAACCCATAATTGTATCAGGGATACCAAATATAGTATTTAAATATTGTACAAAACGAGTTGTACCTTTAGATTTTAATAATAAAGGTAAGTTATGATAAATACGTTTATATACTTCTTTTTGTTGGTCTTGTCCTGGTGTTTGGTAATTAGAAGCACTAACTAGTGTTTCATATGATCCTGTTACAGGTTTATAAGTTCCATCAGCGTTAACACCATATAGATATTGGAATACATCATTGCCATCTTGGTCAGTGTAAACATCAATACCCATTGATTGTAAAGCAAAGTATACTAAATCTTTAGATATACCTTGGTCTAAGGCATTTTTAGCTTGATATAAATCAGTTATAGCCTTAATATGAATCCAAATGTCATCAAACATTTGTCCAACAGATGCTACAAACTGAAATGCTAATTCATTATCTGTATTTTCAGTTAAATAACCTGGTAGTGTATATAATAAATAATTTTGGTTATTATCATCATATAATGAGGCTGAATCGTAACTACCACTATACCAAACTCCCGCTTGAGAAGAAGATACAGAGTAATTTATATATGGTTTAGTTGAGTTTTGTTTAGGCCAAGCATAAGCACCTGACGTGTAATATAGGTATTGTTCATACCCATCAAAACTCTGAACAATTTTGTTTATACTAGTTTGATATCTATCTGCTTCTAACTTAGAAATTGGAGATGGACTAGCTGCGGCTGAGGCGCTTAGTGAAGATGTAGCTTCAATATTAGTTAATTTCCATTGGAATCCTTCTAAACGACGAGCGGCGCTTGAATAATGAACAAATTCTTCATGATTAGTATAATCAACATTAAGAGTAAAATTAGAAGCACTTAATTGTCCTAATAATTTTTGTAATGGAGCAAATGATGCTTGAGAACTTGTTATTTGATTAAAGTTATAATACGGAGTAGGTCCTACTCTTAAATTATCTAAATCTAAATCAAAGTTAGGTCCACGTAATGTAGGGAAAGTTGTTTTAACTACATCTGGTGTTAGAGTGGCTGAGAATTTCTGTGGGTTAGAAATTTCATCAACTACATTTACTAGATCATTTACATTGTATTTTACAGGTAATGGTTCTAATAATTTAATTAATACTGTAGGGTATGCTTTATTAAAATCTAAAGCAATGTTAACCGCTGGTAGTAATTGATTTCTACCAAAGTTTAAATAGAATTCTTTAAAATAAGGTAGACTTGAGAATGTATTAATAAAGTCACTAGCATTATTTACTAATTCATCACTAGTAATATTGTTAGTAGATAATCTAATTTCAGTTCTATCACCAGATATTTCATTAATGAATAAACCTAAGTTATAGTTTTTAACAATAACAGGTCTTAAAACATTATAAGTTAAATTATACTTACCTGACTGTATTCCTATATTTTTTAAGTCTGTAGTAGGATCAAAAACTAAATCTTGTATTGAAGATGTAGTCTGAAAATTGCCTGGTATATTATATCCTGTAAATGGAGATAATGAGTATATAACTTTATCTGAAGGATCAGATATATGTAGTTCAACGTAATCTTCAGCGGAACCAAAGTTACGAGTCATATTTCTAGTTACAACTAACTGAGAAGCTGATCCTGTAAGGATATTGCTGATGGATTGTATTTTCTTTATTTCAATCATTGTTATATCTGTGTTCCTATATTAATTTGAGATGATAATACTATTTGATTTTTTAAATCAATATTTTCTTCTCTTAAGTAAGTAATCTCACTTTGTAAGACATCTAATGATAATCCTAAGTATTCTAAACTTCTAGTAGCTAAAGCTAAATGAGATTGATCAGAACCGCTTGGAGGTATATCATAAAATAATTCATCATACTCAGTAAAAAATGTATCTATTGATACTGGTTTATCTGCTGGTGTGGTTGTACGTTTACTATTAGCTAATTGAGAAAAGCTAGTATCTACAACTTTATTAAAGTTTTCAGTACTATAAATAGTTTTTTGTATTTTTACTTGTTCAGCCATTAGTTAACTGTTTGAACTACTTTAAAATAATAATCATCATCATAAATGTAAGTACCACCATCAATGATAGACTTAATTTGTATTTTATAATAACGATCAGGTTCTAATCCATTCATATATAATCTAAAATAACTACTTGTTGGGTCGTTACTTAATTTAGTAGCTACATCATCAAAATCTATTACTTTGGTATTTGTATCTAAATCTATAATTGAATAATAAGATGATGTTGGTAATAATTTGTTATACTGATTTAATGATGTTTGAGAGTAGATTCTAGCTGGATATTTTTCTCTAGCATATACTCTAAATCTTACATATTCATTATCATAAAAATTATTCTTATTATTCGCAACAGCTATATTTATTAGCTCATTAGGAACATAAGGGGTTGAACCGGAATTGAATGTACTATCATTCCATTTAAATTCCAAGCAAGGTGGATAAATTGTGTTAGTATCTCTTGAGAAGAAATTAAATGTATATTTGTAGTTATGATCAAATTCAATGCTTCCTGTAGTTTTAATTAAGAAGCCATTATTAGCAATAGTACTTCCTGACCACCAACTTACAAATTGGGTTACATTAGCATTAATATCTTTAGTTGAAAAATAATCAAACGATTGAGTAACTGAAGCTGTATACCAGTTAGCGCCACCTTCATCACTTGTAAAGTAAGACGATGTAATACCTGATGGTAGACTTGTTATAGTCCAAGCGTTGGTTTGATTTGAGCTTCTATATTGCCAACTAGAACCATCACTGGTTTCAGGGATATTATTAAAACGTCCTGTACCCATATCCCAACTTTGGTAAACGGGGTGAATATCAATGCTAAAGTTAGTTGGAATTCCATCTACATTAGCGTTATATAGTTTTAATGAAGCTGTAAAATTAGCACCTGATTTAGACATAGCATCAGCTAAGTCAGCATTATCAAATTTGATCAATACACGACTAGTTGATGATGATGGAAATAAGTAAGGCGCGTTCTTAGATAGATCTAAGATAGAATCTAAACCCGCGTTTAGAGTCTTATAATCTGTGTAGATTGTTGTATCCTGTGAAGGAAATATTTTGTAAACACCCATTTATATTAGTATTATTCTAGTATAAATATGGAATGTTTATAGAGATTAAGCTAATAAGGCGTGATATTCCTTAAAGTGTTTAATACGATCAGGCAATCCGATAGTACCACCATTAACACGTTTTGTAATTTTAGTTACAACTGCGTCAGTAGCGCCTTCATCAGCTATTTTATGTAAACCATTCTTATTAAAGAACCAAGCTGCTGATAATAAAGCATATTTGTCAGCTACAACTTGTGGATTAGCACAAATATCTTCGTTAATAGATTTACCAAATGCTGTGTAGTTATCTTTACCTGTTAATTGTATATAACCACGACCACAATATTTTGCACCATCTCCAGATGATTCAGGGCCGTTACCCATTCTACCTCCATACACTTTATTAGCAATTTTTTCAGGTTGTCTAGCATATGATGCGGCTGCGGCTTCAGTTGGGAAATATTTTTTGAATGTACCTGCTAAACCTTTAGCACTATAATTTAAATTTTCTTTAGTTAAACGGAATCCACCTGATTCGTGACCACATTGAGCTAAAAAGTGAGCTAAACGTAATGGAGTATTAATTTGGAATTTATCCATCACTCCAGGAATTTGATCAATTACTTTATCAGGAACATGTCCTTTTAATTTAGTTAAGTCCATAATTTAATTTTTAATAAGTTACAACGCGACCATAAATATCAGAGTCAGGATATCTTACTTCAAAAATCATAGGGTCTATAGATGGATAAACAACACCTTGTTTAGTTGCTGAATTTATATCATATCCGTATGGGGAGTAATTACCACCTGCTAAATTATCAACAGTTACTTTGATAACAGATTGAACTCCCTTAACAGCACCTATTAAGTTATAAATGTCTGAGTATACAATAGGTTGATTAATTTGCCATTTAGCTATATCAAAATATGTTTTTAACTCGTTAATACATTTTGTTAATATCTCTTGAGAGTTATAAGCTGGTAATACTGATATGTCAAAAGATACTTTAATATTAGCATAATAAGCATCCTTAATTAATACAGCGTCACTCATCATTTTTTCATATGATAAGTATGTTTTTAAATTTTGTTTAATAACATTAGACGCGTTTGTTATTTTACCATTTATATCATTTGATAAAACATAAATAGAGATTGCTAAAGGATTATTTGTGATAAAGTTTTGTTTATCAGTATCATTTGCTACTAAATAATCTTGTGTTACATAAGCCTTACTTATATAACCATATTTAGCAGGTAAAGATAAAGTACGTACTAAATAGTCAGCTTTAGTTACATTTCTATTTTGAGTTGGGAAATTAGCTAAAGCCTGTAATCTTATTTGCTCAGTACTTTCACCAGGTCCACCTCCAGATGATGGGGTTGGGTTATTGAATCTAACAGATCCACTTACAATACTAAGTATAGCAGAATCTAAATTATAAGAATCATATGATATATTAACACTACTATTTAAACCTATATCACCTGTTGGTAAGTTAGATTTAATACCACCACCAACTAAATAAGTTATAGTCAAAGTGGTGTTTGAAGGAGCGATACCATATTCAGCTGTGTACATAAAGTTAGATGGATCGTAAGCCATATTCATTTTGCTTATACCATCTACTAAACCTAAACCTACATTATCTGGGTTAGGAATAACTGTTTCATCAGCTGTTGATAATACACCACTACCAAATTCTAATCTTAAATTATTATCATCATCAAAACGAGTAACAAAACGTCTTTGTACTTTTTTTAAACGTAGTAAAAAACGAGCGTTATCATCTTGAGAATAATAGTTAGGCTCATTTATAGGTAAATTAAGTGATTCATCAAATACTGTATCTTGAGCTAAATAAGGTACTTCATACCATGTATTATTATCACTATCAACAACATTTATTATTTGAATAATATCACTATCATTTATAGTAATTGTTTGAAATTGTTGAGGAGTAGTGAATGTAAATTCAGCTGTTTTAATTTGACCTGATACTGCTTCTACTTGTTTTTTAAGTAAGTAATATTGTGGGTTATTTGTTGAAGTATAATATTGATACGGTGTTACTTCAGTCTTATCATATGATGAAGAAAACTTAAAATCAACTGTATCTTGGGTTATAAATGTAATATCAGGATTTGATATTGATTTAATTGTAGAGTTTTTACCTACTTTAACTGTGTATCTATAGTCGGGATTATAACTAGGAGAACCATTAGAAGGTATTAATTGGAATACATCTAATAGTACTGATGAAGCAGTTGTTACTTTAGGTCTATATCCTAAAGCATAAGCTAAAGCAATAATGTTTTTTCTCTCTTGAGCATATAATAATAATGTCTCTTGTAATTGAGTGTCTGTATAGAATGATAAAACATCACCAACATAAGCAGCCATATCCATAAACATATTACCAGGAGCAGATGGACTGAAGTCCATATAGCTATTTTGGAAGTATGTCTTAGCATAGTTAATTAAATCCTGCTTTAACGATGTAAAGTCTTTATCAAAATATTTTATATCAGGTACGTTTGCCATTATTATTTAGTTAAGTTATCTGTTGAAACGTTTATAGTTAAAGTATCTTCTTGATTACTAATTGAGTAATCTAAAGCTATATTTATTGTGTTTTCGTCTGGGTATGGGTTTATAGCTATGTTTCTTATTATTATATTTGGAACATAAGCATATATTTCCTGTTCTAGTCTAGCCGCTATATCCTCAAATCCTGTTGTTTGTTCAAATAAAGATGCTCTTAAGTCGCCACCAAAATTTGGATCGAATAAACGTTCACCTTTATTAGTTAATATATAATTAATCAAGTTAGATTTAACTTGTTCTTTAGTTGTAATTGTTGTATTAAAAACGTTTGTACCATTGTTAAAAAGGACACTAATACCTATACCTTTAGGCTGGCCTATATCTTGAGGGTTATATTTGTATGTTTGTCTTTTTAACATTAGATTTGTCCTTGTTGTTTCATTTTACTCATTAATCCAGTAAAGTCAGGCACAACATCTATTCTAACAGCGTTAATATCACCCGCTGGTCTTGTATTAGCAAACATTTGGTCTACGCTTTCAACTACCATAGGTTGTTGTTGGCCTCCAAATCCCATAGCATCCTCTGAACTTAGATTAGCCATAGTTTGCCACTCACTAGCTTGCGCTGTTTGATTTAATATCTCATTTAAAATATTATTATTAGTAAATGATTGAGTTTTTAAAGGCTGTGTAGGTTTGGCAGGTCGTATTGATTCGACCATGGAATTTTTAACAACCGGCTTTTTGGACTCTGCCATTACCGGTTTAGGCGTAGGCGCCTCTAATAATAATCCTAGCTCTTCCCTTACAACAGCTTGTACCTCTTCACGTACTACTTTTCTTAATAATTTTACGAATGTATCCGCTTTCATGTTTATAAATATTTTATTATCCTAATATTTGTTTAATTTCATCAATTAATTGGTCAGCTCCACGTGTTTTGCTAGGAGCTGTTTTAGTTACTGGCAATCCGCTAAATTTATCATAAGCTGTAGCTTGTAAAGATCCATTAGGTAAAGTTATAACTTTGATAGAATATAGTTTACCATTCATATCTTCATAATCATCTTCATAATTATTTCCATAATTTTCTATTGATGATGTATTTACAGTTTGAACCACAACAGCGTCAGGTAATTCATTAATAATGATGTCAAATTTATCTAATTTTTCTTTAATTTTATCAATCATTCTTTTAAATATACTTAATATGCCACTAACAACAGTTGCCATTAGTAAGTAATCATCTATTTTTTTCTCCAACACATTTATTATAGGATCAGTTGCTTCTTTAAAAGCTAAATATGCTGCTGTATTTGGTTTTGAAGGAGATGGTGAAGCGGCCTCAGCAGCTGCTTTAGCAGCCATTGATTTTAATTTTGCTTTTAAAACCGCTATATACAATTTAAGAGCCACTAACCCAACTCTAATTATTTTAAGTATAGTAACTAAAGCATCAATTATCTTTTTTAACTCACTAACTATTTTTTTTATAACATCTAATTTACGTTTAATATTTCTAACAACTTTTGTAAATTCTCCATTTTTATCTCTAGGAGTAAATGTTAAAACAGTACCATTCACTTCAACTGTACCATAAGGACTTAATTTCTTTTTAGTTTCTCTAATAAGTTTCTCTATTAAGGCATTAACTACTTTTTCCGTATTAATAAATTTTGATAATACAGGTATCGCTATAGCTGCTAATATATTTTTAATATCAGCTGAACTTAATTTACTTTGATCTTTTAAGAAACTTTTAGCATCCTTAGCTTTTTCAAATTCCTTCTTAGCCTTGTTAGCAGTATCCTTAGCTTTTTTAAGACTATCCTTCGCATCCTCAAATTTCTTTTTAGCTTGGATAGCGGCTTCTTTAGCGTTAGCTAATTGAGCTGGGTTAATATTAGTTGGAAGTGTAGCGTCCATTATATGGTGAATGATTTAGTTGATTTAAAATTTTCTAGTTGTGACTTTATATTTTGTAATCGTCCATTCAGAAATTGAGAAGGCATAGATGCTAATGATGGAGTTGGAGCTACTGTAGCAACCATAGTACTATACTCAGATAATGCTTCCATTAATTGAGATAATATTTTATCTAATTCTTCTCCTTTAACTATAGGCTCTACAATACCATATCTATCTAATCCAAGTTGCATTTTAGGAGCATTAACTAAAAACATATTTTCCTCATTATCACTATCAATATTACCAACATCAATAGTCACTTTATCACCAGCTGATAAGTTAATATAGCGTTTAGCATTAATATAAGCATCATTGAGTTTAGCATTAAATACTAAACGTCCTGATGATAATTGGATTTGTTCTCCTTTATATGTCTTAATATCGTTGTAGGCCATTATTTTGTTATTCTATTACTTATATGTAAGTGATTATAGTGGTTACCTCCTGTATTAGTTTGCCATAATACAGCTTTATTATATCCTGATTCAGTGTTCCATTTATATCCCATTTGTACTAAAGCATCTTTTAATTTATACCCTAGTTCTCTAAATTTAGCATTACCATTAGAAGCATTAGTAGCACCACCTGCTCCAATACCATCTAAAATAGCTACATCAACTCCTGTACCATTCATATGTCGACTTAAATTTCCTGATGTAGTATCAGTACTGTGTCCTCTTTTCGCGGTTGTAATTGTCGCTACAATTCCTGCTGCTTTAGCGGCGGTAGCTATATCAATAACAAGTTTAGGATTAATAATTCCTTCTTCCCAATCTTTTAAAGCGTCACTTGATCCTACTGTTCCTTTAGGTGCTATTTTTACATATTGGCTCATAGTAGTTAAATCAACCGCGTCAATTTTATATTTGGTAGAATTAGCAGCATTAATAGGTACAGTTGTGATTTTACCTAATTCAATTAATTTAACAATTTCATCATTTATCTTTTCATCCTCAGTATAAACATAAGTCACTTGATCATCTTCACTAGCCGGTAAAAAATTAGCTTCATATATACCATCCTCTATTTCTTGAGCTGTTTTTGAAACAGCTGGTGTTGGAGTAGGGGAGATAGGTGGAGTAGATTCTTTAGGTTTATCAATACTTTTAATTATTTTACCACCACATTTGATATTTTCTTTCATTACTTCCCCAACTATTTTAAGAGCATCCCAATGTGATGTTCTTGTTCCTTTATAGTTTGTATCGGATGGATTGTTAATAACTCCTTTACCAACACTACTAGTTGGACCTACATAAACATTTTCTGGTAGGACACCATTAGTCACAGCATCTTGAACTGTTTTCTTTGTATTTGATGATGTAGCATATGGTTCAACAATGTATATTCTTTTTTTATTTATACCATTAACAGCAACTATTTTATTAGCGTACTCACATCCTTTACTAAACATTATTACAGGAACTTTAGGATGGTCTTTTAAAAAATTAGTAATAATTGTAATTGAGGTTGACCATGAAAATGCTTTTACATTTTTTTCATTTCCATATCCTTTTTTAAATATTTCTAATTGTTCATTAATATTTTTATATCCTTTAGATGTGTCATCTAATCCTCCAATTAATACAGCGTCAAATGTATCATCACAATCCTCATTTGGTAGATTAGAAAATTTAACATCATTATCTGGAGGAGTATATAAAGAATATTGATTTTTATTAGCTACATCAATCTCAATAGCGTCACTAGTATCATTTGTTATACCAATAAATGAGGTATTATTATTTGGGTTCACATCTACATCACCTTGAAATCCTTTTTCATTTAAATCTTTAAGTTCAGCTTGTGTTTTAGCTCCAAATAAAAATTTTCCCTTATTAGTAAAAATTAATCCACCTCCATCTTCAGATTGAAGAGAGATATCAGTAGGATTTTGTTTAGAAAAATAATTACTAGCCATATTACTTTAAATCGGGTTGTGGTGGGTGATTTCCTGTATTTGATTGATTATCATAAAATCCAAAAATTTGTCCTTCTTGAACTAAACTTTCTCTTTTAGCTTTTTCATTATAATT